TCCTCATGAAGTCAACATATTCCGCAGTTCCCCATGCAACAAGTGTGACCAGTGCCGCAATCAAAGCAGCCCACATCACCATCTCAACAACTTCTTGAATTTCTTTTTTTCGCTTTGCTTTTTTCTTGTCGGCTTCTATTTCATCAGCTTTGTTCTGCGCCACAATCCTATTCCTTTCGCGCAAAAAGTCCATCCATAGATTTGTTTTGCCACGGCGCATGAAAGAATTTTTGATCTCTTCCTCTATCTCTTGCATTTCCTCTGCAAGCTGGATGATCTGCATGGCTTGTGAGTTGACTGATTGAAAAGGCTTCTTAGTTGGATTGGCCTTTTCTTTCATCACCGCATCTTTGGCATCAAAGAATTGGTGAAACAACTCGGCGGCATCTTTGCCTAACGCAATGGCTTGCTTTACCCCTGCTATCGTGGCTTTCGCCGTAGCGATTAGCGTAATTGGGTCAATCATCAGTGACCTACAAATTTTTTAACCAGTTCGGCGGCAAAGCCAGGGCCAAGCAAAACAACGCCGCCAATAGCGTACAGAATGTATTCAATCTTCTGCATTCGTTTTTCTCCGTTTGCAAGAGCTTCCTGTATGCCTTTGTAACGCTCTGCGCATACGGCTTCATGTACGCTCAAACGCTTGTCGTTGTCGTTTACCGTGTTTTGCAAGTCTTCCATGTTTAGCCCATCAAGTAAGGGGTTGTAATGCGTCTAGTAAACACAGAGGACAAAACTGCTCTTACTTGATTTTTGTACTCTTGATTAAAAATTTCCGATTCCCCATACGCTTGTTCTTTGTGTTTGGCTTTGTAACAAGCATAAAACGCCACAGGCGTAGTGTAGGGATCAGGTATAGTTTCCGTGGGAACATACGTTGTTAACGGAGTGGGCATTACCACTGTATCCAATTCAACAACATACGTTTGATCTGGAACAGGGCCAAGATAGATGCTTGTTTGACCGTACATTGAATAGGCTATGGGCCTTCCAATGTAGTTCTGGTAATAGCGCAGCCGTGCGTTGAAATCCGTAAACGGAAGGTACTGCAACGCTATCCTGGTGTTGCCCCAGATCAAGTTGAAGTTGATGATGTCAAGCGTGTTTACTCCGCTTGGCAACGAACTGGTCAACAAGATTTCTTGATTGGCATTTACCGATGATGTTTGATAAGTACGCAGACACCCAGTGTCTCGCACCATGCGAGTCCTGCCCTGATTGATGTAATCAGTTAGTTCGCTGTCGGAGTAAAAGTTGCCATTCGCATCATGCAGCAATCTCCGGCATTCGGTGATGTAATCAGAGAGTACCATTTCTGCCTCATGATGTTATGCGGCTTTTTGAACAAGACCAGTCCTACGCTGTTTAGGCGCAGGAACTGGCTTTGAGTCAACCACGGGGGATAGGACGTGGACGTTAGGACGTGTTGAAGAAAAAGAAAAGCAAGCTAGGCGGTCTTTGGCCTTTTGCAATTCGGTGTTGTTCAACATCCATCCGAGCCGCCGAAAATGCGGCTCTTTGTTATCTTCACCAAACCCAAACACATGATTACAAACAACTGGAGGCACTTCTACAGGGACACCTTTGGCAAACAAGTATCGTTTGCCGTCGTATCCGTCTTCTAGATCGTGTTCACTGTTATTTGTAACCCACATGTTAAGCCGTAAGAATGTCGCCGTAGATGTACAGGTCAACCGTAGCTGCTGCGCCTTGGGCCGTACCTACGTTGATGTACACATAAGCCTGAGAGAATGCGTTGGTAGACGCAATGCTTAAGTCTTGTACAACAGCAGACGATGACAAAGCTGGTGTCACCGAAGTAACAATTGCCGTACCGCCAGCAGATGCTGCGGTGCGAACTGTAAATCTAGCTGTCGTTGGATTAATCGACCCGTTGGTCATTGCAATTGCGCGAATCCGAAATTTAGTCGGGGTATCGGCAAAGGCAACAAACGTGTCGCCCGTTGTGTTCAAGTCCAAACCAGCAACAACAGCTAGCAGAATGCTACCAAATTGACTCGGCAGTTTGTTTGCAACTCTAGAGCTAGACATGGTATTTCCTTAAATGGTTTGCAGATACACGGTATCAGATACGCCGCCAAATGTATTTGCAACTGTGCCGGTCGTTGTTCCAAATGCTGCTGACGTAGGAATGACGCCCGTATAAGCAGAGGCAACTTGGAACAAACCATTGTCGGTCAGTGTTGCAGCCCAAGCCGTTGTAGAGGAACAAGTTACATAACCAGTAGCGGGACGAGGCACAAAAATACCTGTGCTGATTGCTGGGTTGGTCAACACAGAAGTGCCAGCAGTAATGTTTGATGTTGCAACAAATGGAGCGGTTGCAGCATTTGTGTAACCAGTTCCTCCGGTTGTAGCAGAAGTCAACAAACTCATGCACATCACGGCAGTAGCCGCAGTGGTAGATGCTGGAGCAAACGACATGGTGGGAACAGAAGTCATGTTCGCGCCATTGTTGTTAATCGTCACAGCAGTAACGGTTCCGGAGCCTACCAACGTAGAATTAATAGTCAACACAGCGCCAGTACCAGTAGTGTCGCCGTTGGCGTTGACCACAGTAATGGTGGGGGCAGCAGTGTATCCGGCTCCTTGGTTGGTCACAGTGACGGCGTTGATAGCACCACCAGAAATGGTGCAAGTTGCCGTTGCCTGCACACCACCAGCAGGAGGAGCAGAAATAATTAAAATAGGTGCTCGAAGGTAATTCAAGCCAGCGGTTGTAATCGTAACGGTTGTGTTGATAGCGCCACCAACAATCACGTTGCCAGTTGCCAACACGCTACCGCCGCCAGCCGTAAATGTCACACTGGGAGAAGCAGCAGTTCCAAGCGCTGTAGCCGCAGGATAAATTCCGTTGGTGTAACCAGAACCAGCAGTTGTGATGACAGCACCAACAACCGTACCAGTCATGTTAATCAAACGAACATTGCTGCCGTCAGATGTAACAATAGTTGGTGCAGATTGTGCAGATGCTTCTACAAAACGCCACGTTTGCTGAACTCCGTCAAATTGTTGTACAGCAGTGTAAGGGCCGAGGTGAGCAGAATATTGACCGCTTGGAATGGTGTAAACCTGACCAGATGCCAAATTAATAGGCGTGTTGGGCCAGTTAGTGCCACGAACGCCAAAACCCATTTGATTAATCATATTGTGCTACTCCTTAGATAGTAAGAGAGTTGTAACCAGTAATTTTGGTCATTGATTTGGGCTTTGTCACCACCAGTTCGGCAATGGTCAACACCGCACCAACATAGCCAACTTGCCAGTTAGCCAAGGTGGATTCAAAGCCGGTGAAGGCAAACGATCCCAATTCGTGGATGTACAGAGATGCGTAGTTGCTATTAAGCAAATACACAGTGCCTTCTGGGCAGTAAGGATCGGGGTAGATTGGCACACCAGCGACCATCAAAGCGCGGAAACCAGATTGTGGGCCGTCAGCGTCATTGTCAAAGCCAATGCCTTTACCTGGGGTAATGACGTAAGACTCTTGAGCAACATAGTCTTGAGCCAACAAAGTCCACGTACCAAAACCGCACACGCCAAACGTAGGGACTTCAGCAGAGTTCTTCACAGTACCGCTGATGTATTGCAGCAAGTTGGCGCGAGTTGGGTTAACAGAACCGGCAGCGTACAACTTGGATTTCCACCAAGTGTTGCTAGTGCGGTTAATGTTTCCGTAGGTAGCAAGGGTAGTGCCGTCATCAATAGCTCCAGGCAGTCCAATAAACTGCTGGGTATTGGTGGTGTTGTTGTACAGCGCAGTAGCCATGCTGTCCATCATTGAGTTGGTAGCATCGTTCATACGCGCTTCAATCAACGGGATAACTGCATAGTCTTGCTGCACAGCGCCTTCCATGCCAAGAAACGGCACGGGGGCAATCATAAGTTTCAAATTGAACTCTGCGTTGGTCACGCCAACTTGTACGCTTGGCTGGGCAAACGAACCAGAGTAGTCAGACCACTGAGATGTAACCATCTGCGAACCTTGCACAGGTGCAGTCACAGATGACACACCGCCAGATGCTTGCTGGGAATTGCTCAGGAGAGCAGCCAACAGAGGGGTTGAGTTGTACAGTTGTACAACCAATTTAGGAATGAACGCCCGTCGTGTTACATACGAGAGTTCGGTGTACTGGCTGCTGCCAGTGCTGGGAATAATACCGCCGCCAATAGCCATAAAAAGCTCCTAAAAAAATCCCCTGTTTACTCTACACCTTACAAACCAATAGGTCTTGTAGGTTTACGAAATTCTGACATTGCTTGAGCGGCTACTTCCCTAGCAGCTTGAACGGGATTCTTTTGGAATGCCGACAAATCAAACTTTTTCATTGGATTAGGATTGTAGCCACTTGGCGTAGGAATTGCTGCTTGCTTCATGTATTTGTGGTACTCAGCAGCAGCTTCGTGATTAGTTATGCCTTTGTCTAACATGACTTTTTCTACTTCTTGGATTTCTTCTCTGCTAGATACAAGACCTTTATCAATCAAAGACTTGCGGCGGTATTCCAAGTTGTCCATAGCTTCTCGCTCGGCTTGCTTGGCATCACGGGCTGCAAGTTTGCTTTCAAAGTCGTGAAATTTTTGAGCGTAACGCTCTTCCATTTCAATTTCAGGCATCGCCACATCTGGGCGAACCTTTTTCGCAAGCTTCAGAAAAGAATTGCGCGTTTCTGGATTGTCCGACAACTGTTTAGCCAGTCGAGCAAGTTCATCTCGCGCTTCATAAGACACATCTTCAAGTGACATAACTATCCCCTAGTTGGTTAATAACGCTTACCGCCACCGCGCTTAGACACGCGCTTGGCTTGTGGGTAATTGGTCATGATTAGACGACCTTCTTTGTGCCGCCTGGTTTCTCAAGCGACATTTTGTTTTTGTACATAACGGTGTTGATAGCAGTGCCATCTTTGCCGCCACCAAATTCGGAAAAACGTGGCGGGTTAAAAATTTGACCATGCTGCATGTTGTTATCAGTAGGTTTGCGAATGGGCGTAGAGCCGCGAGGTTTGAACAAGTCCATAATAATTCCTTACATAGGGAGGGGGGGTTTGCCTGCTCCAGGCATAGGCGCTTGGGCAATGCTTCGTTGCTCTGGGGTTGCGCCACCTGCTTGTGGTAGCGTCTGCATCATTTGCATAATCTCCGCTGGCATTAGTTCACGATTCTTTGCTTCTCGCTTACCAAACATTTTGTGCAAAGAGCCTAGTGATTTCATGATCTGCTGGCCTTCTGGGGTTTCACTGCCAAGAGCTGGCAGAGATTGCTCCAACAAATCCATAGCCATTTGAATGTTGATGTTTGCTGCCGCCTTGCTTCCCATTTTTGGTTCAGGCGTAGACATGGGAGATGCCATAGGAGGGACGCCCGAATCAGGCCCAGAACCAGCAGCGGCTGGCGCGGGAATGTCGGTGTTCTCAGGGGATTGCCCCTGTTGAATCAACTCCATCATCTTATCCATCGGCATATCAAATCCTTGTGTTAACGGCGGTTAGTTAGCATCCAACCGCCAAAGATGGGTTGCATCTAGTGCAAGCGATTAGGGCGAACCCTAATTACTTACGCTTAGACTTGCGCATACCTTTACGTGCTTTACGTGCCATGGTAGTAGCTCCTTAAAACCGGCCACATTTATTGGGAATGCAGCCATACCCTATCCGGTTCCCCGAATTTATTGCCGCTTTGTAGATCGACCATCAGTTCGTTTCTGAGTGCCGCCAACATTGCTGCGGTTATATCCTACTTTTTCGTTTCTTGCAATACTTTTATCGCCAGTGTAACGCGCTCCATTGTTAGGATTGCTTACACCCCTCATGGTGCTGGATTCATCTGCCATCACTATCCTTTCGGTTGTTTGGGCGCTGGCGCAGGAGGCTGCTTTGCTGCTTGTGCCGCTTCTTTCTTTTCCAACTTCTCTAGATCGTCTTTAAGCAATTGCTTCATGGGAGGATCGACCAAATCAATCAAACGTTTTCGGTCAATCACTTTTGCCTCAAACAATTTGAAAGCAAGATCGCGGCTGTCTTCCATAAAGATTGGACTGTTGCTGTGCGCGTCCACCTTGACTACAAAGTCGCCGGTGAATTGTTCAGCAATAAACGGAATTCCGTTTTCATCAAGGTAGCGCGTGTCGTCATACGCTTGCATGACTTTGAGATACAACGTTGCTAGTTTCTCAAGCGAGTCTTCAATAATCAGCGCACGTTTCTTGGCGCGGCTAGAACCCAGACGTGCAAGCTGGCTTGCGTGTCCGGCAGAACGAACGCCTGTCTCGCCACGACCTTGCAACACGCTAGAGATGCCGCTGGCCTCTGCGAACATGGCATCTATCTCGGCAATCTCTTTGAACAAATCTTCTGGCATTTTTGGGGCAAGTTCTTCAACTTTGCCGCCAGGGGTGTCAGACAGAATAAAAGAGCTGGGAGAATTAAGGGCAAATGCTTTTTCATCTGTAATTCCCATAAAGCCAGAAAACGCTTTTGGCGGGTTCACTTGTTTGGCAAGCAGCATAGAAATCTCGCCGACGCGCTTGGTGCGCAACTCTTGCAGGTAGATCAGTTTCTCAACTTCGCTCTGACCCCAAAAATAGTCGTACAGCGGGTTAGGCGAGATCTGAACAAACGGGCATTCGCCCTTGATGAACATGGATTCTCCGCTGCGGTCATAAATGACGACATACGGGTTTGCCATGGTGACCACCTGGTAATCAGATGTTTCGTCGTCCCACACCCACATCTCAACCATCTCAATCACGCTCTCGCCAACTTGAGCCTGGTAGCGGCTCATGCTCTCTAGCGAGAGGTTGACGTTACCAGTAACGTTAGGTTGAGTCTGTGAGAACGCTAGCCGGTTCATAGCGTTGGGCGTTTCGTCCTTGGGCTTAGGGCCTTCAAAGACGCGCTTGAGAATGCTTTCCCGTTTCGGATGGTTGTACAGCCGTGTGTACAGTTCCGACTTGGTCATGTAGTATTTGTGAGCAAGAGCCTCTTGCCTGTCGGTGTAAGGCCGGTCTTCCCGCAGTACGCCAATAGTTCCAGGTTCAATCACATACGGGTGAATGCTACCTTGCTTGCCAACCACCACCTTTACAAACGTGGAGTTATAAACCAATGACCAGTTGATAGCAGTAGAGAAGACTTGGTCAGTGTTGCTGTTAAGCCATTCGTCATTCAGCGCACGGGTCAGCACCGGAATCTTGGTGTGTTCGGTCTTCTCAACTGACGCGCCCATGTTGATCGAGAACCGTGTTGTCTCTGATGAATACAGGAACGAATTCAGTTGGTCAATGTGCGGGGCAATCTTGTTGAACAATGCAGGAGGATCATCTGGTGAGCTACCAAACAAAAAGTAACACCGGAGTTTGTCGTACTGCGTCTTGCGCTCATCCACAGACACCAGACACTTCTGCATGAGGTCTACGTAAAACGCTTCACGCGCATCTGGTGATTTAGGAATAATCATGTGCTGCTCGGTTGTTGAATAGTCAGATTTTCATGATCCCGCTGAACAATGCTAGGTGCAAGGGGTTTGATTCTGCCAGTCGCTTGCGCTAATTGTAGACCGTTAACAGATTCATCTGCAATAGGGCGGGTGTCATACCCGCTGATCTGGCTTGGGTTGCCCCACTGAACTGCATACGGGTTTTGAGATTGCTGGCTATACCTTGGAGGCTGCGCTTCACCTTCTCTGACACTCTTAATGTCACTCATTCCAAAGTCTTGGGCCAAACCGCGCATAGTGTTATCAGAATGCCTAGTGCTATCAGAACGCAAGCCTACAGGCTGAAGAAATGCCACCATTACGGCTTCTCCGTCGCATCCTTTAGGGCAGCGAGGCTGCCATGCTTCAAAAAACCCATGTGCCAAGCACTTGTAATCTTTAAGTACACCCATTTTCAATCCCCATTTAGGTCATATTCACTGTAATCGCGTCGGTTGACCATGCCTACACGCAGCTTTAACTGTCCACCAACCAACTTTAACCCCATGCTAGGGGCCAAACTAGGCTTTGGTTCTTTCCTGTAATCCACATATCTTGTGTGATTCCGACGCACCATGGTCTTGACCATGCCCTTTTTCCATGCGTCATACCCCTTATTGACCCGTATTTGCACCGTTTCGGTAAGAGGATTGATCTGATATAGAAACACATCCCGCATGTGGTCGACGTTTATGCCGCACAGTTCGGCAAACATGGCATGTGAAATGCCCCTATCAGGGTCTCTGAGGAACTTTTTAATTTGTCTTAATAGTTC